GGACGATCGGAACAGCGAACAGTCGCAACATTGTCAAGGACAAGGTCCTGGTGACTCTTAAGGAGTACACCGGTCCTGCTGATCCTGCTGATCCAACTCAACCTTCAACCTTCAAGGTTGCTCGTGAGACCCTGATTACCGCTCAGCGTTTGCTGCTCGATACAGGTAATCTGACAACCTTCCACCAGAGCATTGGTTCACTAACCATGCTCGACGACTACCGTCGTTGGCGTGACCGGGTGTTCATCAATGAACTCCTGAAAGCTGTCTCCAAGGGTCAGTCTTCTGATACCTCAGGTGGTTATTACTTCCCTGGCGATCTCGCCACAGGTGCTCTCACCTACACCAACGCCGAACAAGCTAAGTTCGACGTTAAGGACGACCTCCTCCGCGTGGTCAAGTCGCTCCGTAAGCGCAACACCCCTACTTACCAGGACGGGTTCTACCGCTGCGTTTGCGATCCTACGTTCTTGATGCATCTGCGTCAGAACTCTGACTTCCGTGAGGTGGCTCGCTACCCCGGTAACGGTCAGATCAATCCACTCATGTCAGCAATGCAGCCTAACGCTGCGCTGTACATGGGCCAAGGCTTCGGTCAGGCTACTTTCGTAGCTGGCGAACCAATCATGCCGACTGGTTTTGTCTTTGAAGGTGTGCGATTCTTCGAATCCACAAACATGCCTTCCCAGACCCAGAACGCAACGATTGCTGCTGCAGCAGCAGATTACAACGCTGCGATCGGTATCTTCTTCGGCCCTCAGTCGGTCGGTGTAGGTATCGGGGGCAACAACGCTCAGGTGCTACTGAACAACAACGACGATTTCAGTCGTTTTATTCAGATGATCTGGAGCCTCTACGCTGGTTTCGAACTGCTTAATGCAGACTTCGTGACCGTTGGATATTCATTCGACGCTTAGAGGTAACTACCCATGATTAATCCGAATCAGATCACGGTTGCCAAGATTTATCCTGGCAATTACACGAACGTTCTTCGTTACTGGCACGAATCAAAAACGGTTCAGTACGATAACGCCAACGGTGTTTCTCAGAACCTCGCCAACCAGCCCATCGGTGGCCCAGTTGGTGTGGTTGTTTGTCCCGGCTGGGTTGCTCAACAGGCAATCGGCTACGTTGACATGAGCTACCAGGCACTTGGTTCACTTAACCAACTGGCCTATTACACCCAGCCTTATGGCTCCGGTCAGAACGGTGCTCAAGCACCTTTCTCAAATACCGACGTCATTATTCCTTCACCTGACTTCCACAAGGATGTCCGGGCTGACATTGCAAACGGTATTACCGTCCCTGCTTCGGCACGTGTCTATCGCGCTTCTCTGCGTCTTGACGGTGGCGATTTGGTCAGTAGTGGAATTGCTGGCGGCTCTGCTACTCCTGCAATCACTTTGGTTCCCTCAGTAAACCAAGGTATCCCTGTAGACGGCACAGTCGTTTCCGGTCAAATCGGAGTCTCCCTCACAGGTTCCAATTCTCGTTTGACCAACGGAACTTACGCTTCCACGAACGTTTTCGACTCGAGCGAACTCGGCGCTCTCGCTAGCGACACCACGTGGAAGTTGTTTGCCAGTGTCGATGCCGGTGCTTCCGGTGTTGCACAAGGCTCAGGTGTTTATGACCCACGCGCATCAGCCAACTTGTTGTCTGGTGATAACAAGGCTCTCGCAATTTGCGAAGTCTGCTGGGTCCTCGCTGATCAGCCTCCTCTTCGTCAGGATCTTGCTCTTCAGCCTGATGGCCTCACTGAGTCCCAGGTTTATACATCGACATCTCCTGTCTGATGTAGTGTTTTTACAACACAAAGTAAGCCTCTCCTTCGGGAGGGGCTTTTTACTTGTCTTGTCTAGTTTTGATCGCTATGCTCAAAAAGATCCCCAAACAAGATCCTCTCTCCGCCAAGGTGAGGATTTTTTTGTCTTTGTTTAAAAATAGCTATCAGTGTTTGTTTTGTGCCTCGGTAAAATTCAGTAACCATAGTTGTATTAGCTATGCCTGAGCTTTCTGATTTAAGTATCGATAGAACAGAATGCACTAAGTGCGGCGCTGTTTGGCTAAACAAACAACACATGTGGGCCACAGGCGGTATCGGCAACGAGCTAGATCTAGCAGGTTTGGTCTGCAATACGGGTAGTTATTCCGAATGCATTAATCCCAAGAAAGGACAAGAAGGAGGCGACACGTGGGAAAAGAGAGCTCTCCTTATCGGAATTCGTGATAATAACGAAGTAATTTCTGGTGTGTTTAATTAACCGGCATAACTAATCCACCAAACCTTGGTCTAGCTGCAGCCTCATCAACTGTTTTAGTTAAAAACTGATTACAGCGCTCACCTGCTTTACGGATTGCTTGGTTACTAGCTTTATGATTTGTTCCGTATGCAACAGAACGTAGGTAGTGCTCAACGTTCAATGCTGGAGCACACCCCACACTTTCGTTTATTGTTTCAGGTCCTTTGGGCGCTCCTAAACCTTCGCCTAATGTTCCTGCAAATTCTGCTAAAGCTGGGATTGCGTCTAATCCGAGTGTTCCTGCACTTGCCAAAGCACCCCCTCCTCCGATGATTGCAGCGTTCTTAACTCTCTGCATTGCATCTGGCTCAGTAGAGAATAAAGGTTTTAGAACTCCTTGCGAATCAGATTGAGGAATTAGTTCCGTTAGCGCCACTAAGCCGTCCCCAATAAAGGGAGTCGCTCTTAGTAAGCTCCCCGCAAGGCGTAAATCAGGCATTACAAACTCAAGGCGTAATAGCATTCTACCAAAAATTGCTATAAGCTACTGTCCGTATAGTGAGAGCCATGACCAGTAAGATCTTTTCTCCAAGTGGTATCAAAGTCACAGTTCTCTCCATCCATGATGAAGGGGAGTACTACATGGTTAGATCTGATACGAATGCAAAAGTTTTCTTTGCGCATAAAGACCAGCTGCTGGACTCCATAGACACAGAAGATACAGAAAATACACACGACGACAAATCCAGCAATAAGCGTCGAGGACGCCGAAAGCTAGCTGAGCCCAAGAACGAAAAGATTGTGGTTGTGCCTCAGGTGCCGATGGACACCCGGATTAACCTCAATACACTGACAGCCGAAGGTTTGACTCAGGCTCTACCCGGTGTGGGCATTAAAACAGCTAAGGAGATTATTGAGCTCAGACAAAGTCTTTCTGGTGAAAGATTTTCAAAACTAGAGCAGCTTAAAGCGGTAAAGCGGATTGACTGGGACGAAGTTTTTGCAACCGGTGACGTTTACGTTGAGTAAAAGTTAAGCTGATTCACGTAGAATTAGACGCATGTAGGCGGACTTTTTATATGGCTCAGCTTTCTACAAATGAGCTAGAGCAAATCCAGAGTTATTTGGCTCAACAGGGTGTTGCTTTTAACGCAACCTCTACGGATGCGACTAAACGAGAAGTTATATACGCTGCAGTCAATCAGCTGACGCGTAATCCAGCCCAGGTATTCGGTTATAGATTAGATGATTATAACTTTAGTCGTACCGCATATCATCTTGGGTACAACATTGCAACTGTCCCGGCTGGGGACTACGCAAGGTTATTAGAAGCTTGTAACAGCATTCCTAGTGAGTTTTATAACGATAAGATCGTCCAACAGATCGAACGTTGTGAAGACGCTGAGCGTCTAACTGAACTTGCGACTGGTCGCGCTACTAGTCGTCAGGAAACAATTCTTGGTGACGTTAGTCGTTCCATCAACATCCAAGACAAGCGAGAAGTCACTCGCGTGTGGAGAGAGAACTACATGTATGAATGCGATCGATTGGCCAAGATGCTGTACGTGCCTAATTATCAGGATCCGGTTGCTGCTCGCTATCGCTTCGAACGATCTGGCGGTGAATTCATTCAAGCAATACCTGGACCTCCGGATGTATCACGTGCTGACCGTTTATATTTCCAAGCGAATTGGCGCTAAAGTATATCCATTGACATAGAAGGACTCCGTTGTGAGTAAAGCCAATCAAGCGGCCCAAGTAACGCAAACCCTTTTGGCAGGCGTTCTCGATATGCTAGGTGTCACAGGAAAGGCTGACTCCGCTCGAGTCCTTAATAATGCACTTAGTGCTAGAGGTTTACAAAAGCCTTCTGTAGAAGGATTAATTGGTACTCGGGACGCAATCCCCTCCGTAGCGAGACAAGCACCCGTACCAGATTTTGGTAATCCTCGCGGATTTGATGAAATTCCTGAAGCTCTTCGTGTAGCGCTAGGGGAAGGCGCTGCTCGTACTCCTAACTCCGCCGTTGCTGATTCGCTTCAGGACTCTGCTCCGGATTTGGCAAACTTGATTCGTTCAAACGATTTAAACAACGCTGCTAGATATGGCGCTCAAGGTAACTTAGATTTTCGAAACCCAGCAGGCGCACAGAATTTAGTTGATACATCTACTCGTAGCGGTCGTACGACTCCTGCAGGAACCAATATTGGTGGACGAATGTTTACCGATGCTTCCTTTGCGTCGCCACGGAATCTAGAAACTACTCGTTTGGCCAACATGGCTAGGCAAGCTGATTTACCTGATGCTCCTGCAAGGATGCCTGATGGTCAGCGCGAAATGGACTTCCGCAGCACTCGCGAAATAATGGGAAGTCCTTCATCTATGACAGCTCCAAGGATGCCTTCTCCTCAACTGCCTGCTTATGTAGGAGGCGACGGCGTTATGCAGAACTTGTCCGAACTAGTTGGTAATTTGTCTCCAGGTCAAAGAACCGCTTTAGGTCTAGGTGGTCTTGCAGGAGCGGCATTTCTTATCCCGACGGATCCCAATAACGACGGCTCTGTGATGACTCCTAGTCAAGTCT